CTTTACATCTAACGCAGCTGATGTTGTATTAGGTAATATTAATGATGAAAGGCAAGATGGTGTAGAACAAATGGTTGCAGAAATAAGAATGTATGATTATGCTGTTAATAATACCGGTATTGCATCTTTAGGAAACAAACATTATTTATCGGCTTCATGTTATCAAACCAATGTGGCAGGTAATGTGTTCCATAAAAATGGCCAGGTAGTTGCATCATCTCCATTACCTAAATATAATTCAGGGTCAGGTATATTTGGTAATACATGGGAAGTTAAATATCGTGGTACTCATACTATTTATGAAAATGAATGTTTAGTTCGTGTACCAAAAGATCAATTCAATGTTACAATGAATCCTACTTCGACATACAGGCCTGTAACAGATGGAAATGTTTCTGATTCAAATCAAACAACATTACCTCCAGGCGAATTGCGTAAAGGATTATTTGTTTCTGGTACATTAAAACCTTATATTACATCAATTGGTTTATATAATGATAAAGCAGAGATGTTAGCTACAGCAAAGTTAGCGCAACCTATTCAAAAGAATCCAGATATCGATATGAATTTCGTTGTTCGTTGGGACTACTAATATTTATATAAAATAGAGGAATTAGTTATGGCATGGAGATCAAAATCCAAATTGCGTGCAAATGCAATTAAACATGGTTATAGAAGTGGGTTTGAACATAAAGTATCGGACCAACTTAAAGAAAATAAAATTAAATTTGAGTATGAAACTACGGTCATAGATTATATAAAGCCGGAAACAAAACATACGTATACAATTGACTTTACATTACCTAATGGTATCTTAGTTGAGACAAAGGGCAGATGGGTTCTTGAAGATAGGAAGAAACATCTACTTATAAAAAAACAACATCCAGAATTAGATATCAGAATGGTATTCCAATCTTCCAAAACAAAAATAAGGAAAGGATCAAAAACTACTTATGCAATGTATTGTGATAAACATGATATACCATGGGCAGAGAAGGTTATTCCGGAGAGTTGGCTTAAGGAGAAAAAAAGCTTGTCAAAAGGTTGATCTTACGAGATATTTTTAATATATTCATATTAATAAAATTTTTTATTGAATTTATTTAATAAAAACGTTATTATTGAAAGTATTGAAAATGATAATGAAATAAGTATAACTAATAAATGAGCAAATGAGCAAATTCTCTATCATAAGTCTTCTTGAAACTGTAATGGGTCGTGGGAAGATAAACTCCAATGATAATATTGCATTCCATTGTCCATTCTGTCATCATAATAAAAAGAAGATGGAAGTTAATATTGTAACTCAATATTGGCATTGTTGGGTATGTAATGCGGCTGGTAGGAAACTTCCTATATTATTTCGTAAACTAAATGTTCAACGAGAAAAGATAGCTAAATTAGTAGAGTTACTCGATGACGTAGAATGGCGTCCAACAAAGACAACTACGGATACTCCGGTATTACAATTGCCTGAAGGATATAGACCATTATGGGAATTGCAAGAAATGAGTCCGGAGTATAGAAATGCTATTCATTATCTTAAAGGACGTAATATTACTATACATGATATATTAAAATATAGAATTGGTTATTGTAGAAAAGGTTCATATAAGGGTAAAATAATTATTCCTAGTTATGATGCAAATGGTAGTTTAAATTATTTTGTAGCACGTGCATATTATGCCGAAGATAAATATAAACATAAAAATCCTCCAGCATCAAAAGATATTGTTGGATTTGAATTACATATTAACTGGAAGATGCCTATTATATTAGTAGAAGGAGCATTTGATGCAATTGCAATTAAACGTAATTGTATTCCTTTATTCGGAAAGACAATATCAAATACATTGAAAAAAAGAATTGTTGAAAAAGGAGTTAAAGACATTTACATATGTTTAGATTTAGATGCTAGAAAACAAGCATTAGAAACGGCTGAGTATTTTATGTCAAATGGATTAAATGTATTCTTCGTAGATATAACAGGAAAAGACCCTAGTGAATTAGGATTTGAAAAAATAACAAATGTGTTACATGAAACACATATAATGAATGAAACAGAATTAATGGAACAAAAGATTTTATGCGCACTATAGATATTGGAATTGAAAAGATAGATAAGATTTATCATATAGCAGATGTACATGTTAGAAATGTTAAACGACATAAAGAATATCAGCTAGTATTTAAGAGATTATATTCTTATATTAAAAAGACTAGAACAGATAATTCTGTAATATATGTAGCCGGAGACATTGTACATGCTAAAACAGATATGTCACCAGAACTAGTAGCAGTTGTATCTGATTTCTTTAAAAAGTTAGCAGATTTAGCACCTACATTGATAATTACTGGTAATCATGATTGCAACTTAAATAATAGTTATCGACTAGATGCCCTTAGTCCAATCGTTAAAGCCTTAAATCATCCATGCCTACACTATCTTAAAGACAATGGTATATATTATATATCAGGAGTACACTTTAACGTATTATCTGTGTTCGATAAGCCAGTTGATTATATAAGAGCTGATAGTTTTGAGGGAGATTATAAAATAGCATTACATCATGGGTCGGTACATAATGCTTCAACGGATGCAGGATTCACTCTTAGCAATACACATGTTACAACAAAAATGTTTGAAGGACATGATTTAGTGTTATTAGGTGATATACATAAACCACAATATCTAGATGATGAAAAGACAATTGCATATGCAGGTTCATTGATCCAACAAAATCATGGCGAAGCATTGGGACATGGAATTATGGTATGGGACTTAGATACTAAGAAATGTGAGTTTGTTGATATACCAAACGATTATGGATATTATACATATCAGATTGATAATGGCAAGATTACAAACCCTAGTGATAAGATTCCAATACGTCCTAGGCTAAGATTAAAAGTAAAAGATACAGATTCTGCCACATTGAAAGAGATTGTAGCAAAAATAAAATCTCAATACAAGGTACAAGATATATCAATTCAGAAAATAAATGCATTAAATACAACAGATTCGAAAAAGAAAATTAACTTTGGAAACATACGAGATGTAGAGTGGCAGAATAAAGTTATTTCAGAATACCTATCAGACGAATATGCATTAGATGATGAATTACTAGATACTGTAAGACATATTAATAGAACAGTACATAGTAAATTGCCAACAAGTACATTGACTAGAAATATTACATGGACACCGAAGACATTTGAATTTTCAAACATGTTTAGTTATGGACCAAACAATATTATTGATTTTACTAACATGAATGGATTATATGGATTATTTGCTCCAAATGCATCTGGGAAATCAACATTATTAGATGCGTTATCATTTGCATGCTTTGATAAATGTAGTAGAACTAAAAAAGCAAAACATGTATTAAATAATAAAAAATCTAATTTTCATTGTAAGTTTGAATTTGAATTGGGTAAGTATACTTACTTTATTGAACGTAAAGCTAAAAAACATGGAAATGGGCATGTTAAAGTAAATGTCGATTTTTGGAGAGTTGATGCTTCCGGTAACGAAGAAAACTTAAATGGTGATCAAAGAGACTCTACAAATAAAATAATCCAACAATATTTAGGATCATATGATGACTTTGTCTTAACTGCATTATCATTACAAAATAATAACACCGGATTTATCGATAAGAGTCAAAGAGAAAGAAAAGAACTACTATCACAGTTTTTAGATATCGATATATTTGAACAATTATATAGTATAGGACATGAAGATATTAGAGAAACAGCTGCATTAATTAGAGAATATAAGAGAAAAGATTTTTCAACCGACTTGGCAGCAGCGAACGATGTAATTACTCAATACACTGGTTCATACGAACAAATGAAATTAGATAAGTCCGAACATGAAGAAATGAAGACAAATCTTAACGATATTATTTTTACTATGACCAAAGAATTAAAAAAGGTTGATGATACATTAAGAAGTCCAGAAGATATTGAATTAGACATCGAAAGGATGGAAGATGAGTTAATAGAAGTTATTGCAGATAGAGATACTCAAAAAGAAATAATTCGTGAACAAAAGAAACTTATTAAAGAAACGAATCAAACACTTAATAAGATTGATGTTGATAAATTAAAAGAACGGTTAGCATTGAAGTCAGAGTATGAATCACAGGCATTACAATTAGTAAATGATTTGAAAGTAAAATCACTTAAAATACAACATGCTCAAAAAATGGTATCTAAATTAGATAAACATGAATGGGATGAAGATTGTAGTTATTGTATGGCTAATCCGTGGTTGCAAGAAACAAAGCAAGTTGCAGACTTATTACCTAAACTGATAGACGAAGAACAGGTTATAGAATTTGATATAAAACATATTGGTAATAATATTGATGAGATAGTAGCAGAAAAGCCTAATGAGAAATTAAAATTTTATGATGATTTAATGAATAGCTGTAATGAATCTAATTCAACATTAATATTACAAGAATCAGAACTTGAACAATTCAAATGGAAGATTCATAAGTGCCGAGATGATATCAAAACTAGTAAAGCAGAATTAAAAAAATCGTTAAGACAATTAGATAATCAAGAATATAATAAGACAAAAGATTTAGAAATACAAGAAGTTAGAGATGAGATATCAACAGTTAGTTCCGAATTAGTCCAATTAGATTCTAAGTTATTAACTCTGTCTGGTAAATTAAAAATGGCAGAAAAAACAAGGAGTGATGCACAAGGAGGTATTGATAGACTAAAAGAATTAGAACAACAATATTCTGGATATGAATATTATCAAAAAGCTGTTAACAGAGATGGAGTGCCATACCATTTAATTACAAAGGCATTACCACAAATAGAATCTGAGATTAATAATATACTTAATCAAGTTGTTGAATTTACAATTGTACTACATACAGATGGTAAAAATATAAATGCACATATTGTATATGATGATGATAATTATTGGCCATTAGAATTGACATCAGGAATGGAAAAGTTTATTTCATCATTAGCAATTAGAACATCTTTAATTAATGTATCAAATCTACCTAGGCCAAACTTTTTAGCAATAGATGAAGGATTTGGTGTATTAGATTCTGATAATCTGAACTCAATGTTCTTATTATTTGATTATTTAAAGTCTCAATTTGGATTCTTGATGTGTATTTCTCATATAGATGCTATGAGGGATATAGTAGATAAATTGATTGAAATCAAAAAAGTTAACGGATATTCTGAAATTAATTTTAACCAATAGAAACCGGTTAGCCTGATATTTATTATAAAATAAAGGGTAAGTTATATGCCGGCAGGAACATGGAATCTAGGTCGTTTAAGAAAAAGAGCTGATTATGTAGGTCTTAAAGACTTAGGTATATCAATAATCGATAGAACAGTTAATTCTGACAACTATTTTAACATAACAGAATTTCCAACTCAGTTAACGGGTGGTAAGAATTTATTTAAGATTAAAGCTAGTGCTAACACATTAGTTAAAGATTCTAAAATACATATTGAAGTATTGGATTCGAATGGTAGTCCATTATATTATGAACCAATTAATTATCTAGAAGCAGATGGTACTCGAGTAATTGCAATATATGTATATCCAGATGCTCCATACGGTACAGCAACTGTATATGTAGCAGGTAGAGCGCGTGTTGATCAAAATGGAAATACATTACGAGTTAGTCAAAACGTCAACGATCCAGATTACATAAACTTTCCAAATGTTATATGGTCCAGACCTATTACATGTGCTCCGGAAAGACTTAACTCAACAGAAATAATATTTACTAAAAAGCCTAAATTAACTTTACAAGAGGTTGTACAACCATATCTTCAGCCAGTCAATTTAACCAATGTTGCAACTCAAAGTTTTGGTATTGGTACATGTACTATAATACCTAAGCCAGGAAGTGTATCAACAACAAATACGTTATTCGCTGGATTATCTAATCCTTCTATCGGAGTAGCACAATCAGTTCAAGGATCAAATACATCGAAATCTCCACCTAGCTATTTAGGAACACAAATACAAGCAGCACCAGCGTCATTAGCAATTGCTGCGGGTGGCGGCAAAAATAATACTGTTAGTATAAGTCCTACATTAGGACCTATATCAGCAACAACAACAACATTAATAACGGCGTTAGATGAATCAATATTTGAAACATCAGTCCCATTCTTTACAGGAGATATGGGACCAGGAGATGTTATTACAATAGTCAATCCTCAAATAGAAGTTCCTGGCTTAGGAGCAGAAGTAACAAATGCAGGATTATTACTACCAGCATCTCAGACAGCCGAAGGATTTGCAAGTGCAGCACCAAATGTAATATTTCCATTATCTGGATCATATCATTTTGTAATTGACAATGTACTAAATACAACAAAAGCACAAGTAGTATTATTAGATAGTCCTGCAGGATTTAAAAATCTTAGTGATTCTAATACAGGAGGTAAATGGTCGGTATCTCTAAAGGCAGGTAAAGGAACTCAAACAGTTGATAGAGTTAAACCAACCGCAAATTATACATGTAGTTTCACATTACCATATGTATTACAAATGACCGACCAATCACAATCATTTGCAGAAATTAAAATATCGGATATAGAGCCGGCAACGGGAGATGTTTATAAACTAAAAACATTTTATAAAGCCGGCGGTCAATTTGGAGATTTTGTAGACGCCGGAGAAACCGTTTTAGAACAAGTAGAATTATTAGAAGATCCATATTCATATGAAGGTACTGCACAAGATGGTACTACATATAATAGAATGGGATTCTTTTCTAGCTTACAAGATTATCAATTCTATTTTACATCTAGCCAAGGAATGATTCCACCGACAATAGGAGTTACGGAATCATTTGAACCGGATGATTTATTAAGTGGAATACGATTAACGCCGGATAGTAATTACGGGCCTGACGATTTTTCATATATAAAACTTAAAGACGAATATACTTCATCATTATCTTTAACAAGGGATACGTCATATTTGATGACCGTAAATTTATTTGGTGATAATTCATATACATCAACAGATCCAAATGTATCATTATATCCTCAATTAGATATATATGTTTCCGGTAGTCAAGGTTCTATATATAATGATGAAATGACTGTTAATGCTTATATTAAGCAGCCTTTTGCTACTCAAGTAGTGCCGACATATAAAGCTGGATATGAAGAATCTTTAAATGGAATATTTGAGTCCGGCGGACCATTTGGTACAAGGGTAGGTTCGATCCAAGTAAATGACTCCGGAAGTATTGTTCCAGCTATATTTAGATTTCAAAGTTTAAAAGACCAGGAAGTAGATTTATATATTGTACAAAGAAATGGTAGATTTAATCTAGGTAATCTAAGTATAAAGACGTTCAATGAATCTAAATTTACACCTAACTTTACTAAAATAAATACAAGAATACCTACTCAGTTCCTTAAGACGCCACTTACATTTAAAATACAATTCTATGATTATCTGAACAATCAAGCAGAGGCAGATGCAATCATATATCCAATAACATTTACAGGAGAAAATCTTGTAGTTGGAGGAAACAATAATTTATTTTCAGGATCTATTTATATTGGTAATACAGTAGGGTCTGGTATAGAATTAGCAGGTGTAAATTCCGGATATATTAGATCTGTAGGATATGAAGGATTCAAATCAGCATCTAGAACAGATCGTCCTGGAGGTTTCATGATATATACAGGATCGGTTCTTCCGGCTACATCAGATAATTATAATGGTACAGGTTTAGAGATAGTACAACATTCAGAGTCATTCTTAAGGTTTTCGACCGGAACAGATGCCGG